ATGGAAACTTATGATATATATTTTAAAGAAGGTAATGATTTTGCTAATAAAGGATTTTCATTGAAAGATAAGGCTAAGGCCATTAGAATGGCGGAAGATATGTTGGCTGAACGCAAAGGATATGTGAAGGATTTTGTTGGAGGAACTATTTCCGTAATGTGTAAAGAAACGAAAGAGGAAGTTTGGTCCAAGCCGATAGAGGAGGTTTAATGCAATTTTTACATCTTTTTTTGCCTTGCCAATCATAGAGTTGTGAAATACAGTGCTGTAATTGAAATGGTACGTAGCCGTTAATAGCAGCAACCCTTGGTTGTATTTGTGGTGGATTTGTTATTGGCGGACATGAATATTTCTTTCTCTTCTAGGATATTCGGTATATTTCTCCTTTCATGCTTTTGCCGGACTGATATAGATAATGCCGGGTAGCACTTGATAGGACGATGATTGTTCTTTTACTAAGATGCTTCAGTATGACTTTTTTCCGATCCTATCCATTCTTGACATATAGTTGTTATTCATAGCTAAATACACCGTATTCCCAATGAAGCTTTCTGTGGGGATCCCTTTGGTGTTCGTGTAACTATTGTGACTGTTATTATGCCGATGGGGTATAGTATTGATACAACAATGATTTTTCATAATAACTTTTAACTTATGATTTAGATAGCTCCGACTTGTCACAAATCGGGGTTATCCGCTTGTTATGCTATTAAACTTGGTCAGCTATTGGTTAACAATTTCACGCAACAGTAACTCTTTGGAGTAAAAGTGGCAAATAAATTTTTTGTTCACATGAAAAAAACTTTCCCAAAAGCTTTGTATTATTGATTTTCTATGTATCTTTGCATCGTTATTATTTCTCGGGGTATTAGCTCATCTGGCTAATTTTTTCTACTTCTTAATCTGCTGTTTGTCACCTATTTATATTTTTCGTTTTCGTTTGATGTTGAAACAATGTTGAAACAAAGGAGATTTTCATGTTAAAGCCGGGCATAATCCCCGGCTTATGTTGTTTTTTAACTCTTCCCGGATTCCAATCATGTTCTTTAGTTGTTATTGCTAAAATATTGCTAAAACAATTTTCAAATCATTTCAATTCATCAAGCCTGTAACTACTTCCGTCTATAAATATCGAAGTACCAACAGTTGTAAACGTAGCCTTCTCCCTCACCATTCCACCGAGAGAGTTTTTAGCCCCATAATCCAGTTCCCAATTTACTGTGAAATCTCCATCCTTTGTGTATTTTTCGCTGTACACCTTGAAAGATTCAGGGTCTTTTAAGGTATAATCGAAATATGCTTTATACACTTTCCTCCCTTTATAAACAGCTTCATCGCAGGAACTCATACAGAATAGTGCTGACAAGCCTATTATGGTAAATAGAATCTTCTTCATAATCTTATATATTTAGTTTGTTCTTTAATTCGTTGAATAAATCGGGATTTTCAAGCTCTCCCCAATGGTATTTCTTATATCTGTCCCGGTCGAAGCTGTCTTTTTTCTCATAAACAATCAGGTAATCCTTATCACATAAAACAATCACAGAAGAATTAAGTAATCGGGCGTATGAGCGCGCTTGCAAATATGCTTCTTCTCTTTCCTTGTTATTCCTCATACACAGCTTGGCTTCAATCAACACTTTTGCCCTTTCCTCATTTGGTTTATTGCCATAATGTAACGCATAATCTGGGAATATCCTATGTCCTCTCCCTGCTTGGATTGGTAACTGCCGAATGAAGTCTTTGTTCTCATACCATCCCATAGAGTTAAGCAATGGTTCCAGCAATTGTTGTTCTACATCATGTTCGTACTCTATAATTACGTCTTTGGGCAAGGTTGGGGCATACAATTTTGGCAAAACCTCTATATCAAATCCTTTTGTTTTTATCATCCGAAGTAACTCTGAATAGTTCTCACTGTTAACCGACCAACCATTTACTCCCTGAAAGTTTTTTCTAACAAGTGGGTGTTTGAAAAAATATTCATCAGTTTGTAGTTCTTTCAAAGTAATGTGAGGAATATTTATTCTATTCCCAATATAGATACACCCGTAATATCGGAATAGAGGGTCTATTACGCCATCCGTAAGCGATATCTCTATGCAAGTGATTGCACTGATTGGGGACGTTTCGTAATGAACAAGAATATCCCCTTTCTTTGTTTCAGGGCTTGACTGCCAGAATTTCGATTCTAAGGATTTATCTTCTTGGTATAACCTGCCGCCAATGAACCAGACTTGTGACGGTTTGGGCATGTCTATTTTCTCGCTTGGGAGATTATTGGGTGCGAAGTCGTATAGGAAAGACCATAGATCTGCTGGAGATAGTCCATTTTCTTTTCTGAACAAATAAAACACCTCGCAAAGTTCCCAATAATACATGCACCTTCCTTTGTAATCAGTTCTTTTGGGAATATTGGGGAGGTCTATGTTAAAGAAATCCGCTATTTTATTCAGCTCGAATATTCGGCAAAGGAACAGGTACGGAAAGAAATATTCTGGGGCGAACTGTGATAAGACATAGGACATCGGCTGGATAATCCCAAGCATATTCTTGAAGTCGTTAGCAGGAAGCCATTGTTGCCCTTCTACCCTTATGCCTAATGTGATAAGTGAAATGTATAAATCTTTTGCTTCTTCCAATAAGCTGGGATGGTCATAATCTGATACACCGTAGCAATATATATTCTCCAACCAATCGTTATATAAATCTTCTGGTATGAAATTAGCGTACGGACAATAATCCTTGAATAAAACATATCCTCCCGCATCGGAAAAGTATTTTATCATCTCTATTCCGATTGTGGTCTGTTTATATAGGTCCCATGTGTATTGGTTGAAACTCATGGCGTTTATTTCATCGTATTCATCCTAATGCTTAGTTTTACTAAAGCTAGTGCCTTAACTGATGCCAAAGGAAAATCTTTGGGTTGATGGTGCTGATTGTAACTTACCAACTTAATCCAATCACCTCCTTTTTCAGATTGATTTATGTATTTTACAGTTAGATATTCTTCACCTTCTACATCTATTGAAACCAAATACATTTCCCCATAAAAAATGTGTTGGATTTCTACGGGAACTTCTTTATAAGCTATAATATCTCCCGATTTCAATAAAGGATACATAGAATCTCCTTTGACATATACAGCACCGTCACATTTCGGTATGTTGGGGATACTTATCTTTCCTAGTATGTTTTGGTCTTTGTTCACCAAAAGAGATTTCAAATTTGCGGCAGCCTCAATGTCATATAGATTAATTATGCCTTCTTCATCTATCCTTTCTATATATTTAGGCTTATTGATAATCGTAACATCTCCTAGTTCAATCTCATCAGCCATTGCCTGTTGGACAAGATCGCCTAGAGACATATCCAAGGCTTTAGATATGATTATCAATTCTGATAGTCTTCTTTTAGATAAATCATCATATCTACCTATATTGGTAGATTCTATGCCTAACGCATCAGCTATTACTTTATTTGTAATACCTTGATTTCTAATTATTTGTCTTAATGTTATCATTTTAGATTAATCAAATTAGATATTATTAACACAAATAATAATCAAAAATGATATACTATATCAAAATTGATAGTATATTTGCATTATCAAATTAAACTGATACAAAGAAACGAAGATTAATTCAGATTTCAAATAGTATAAACATATTAAAATACACGATTATGAGAACAAGAGAATTTTTACACGAAGTAATGAGCCTTGCTTGGCAGTTCGTTAAGCGTAATGGCTACACCATGAGCGAAGCAATGAAGGTCGCTTGGGCTAACTTGAAGTTGAAAGGTGAGATGAAAAAGAAGATAGTGAAGTTCTACTTCAAAAAAGTGGACGGTTCCGTTCGTGAGGCATACGGTACACTAAATGAAAAGCTGATGCCTGCCATCACTGGTACTGACAACAGAAAAAAGAATGATACCGTCCAGACTTACTATGATACTGAACGCCAAGAATTCAGATGCTTCAAAAAAGCTAATCTGATGTCAATCGCATAAAAGATATGGATATGAATGCTTACACGATTAACCAGCAGTTGGATAGCCTTTATAAAGATTTAGAGGCTGCCCATAACAATGATGAAGAGGCTGTCTGCCTGATGTTCAATGCTGATAGCAAAAAAGAAGCTATCCAGTTGATAACGGATGAGATAGACAGTTTGGAAGATGCCTTAAAAGGTTTTGAAACTTGTGAAGATGATGGCATGGACTACGATGCTCTATGCCGGGTACAAGGTATCAGCCGATACGCATAATACACGATTATGCAACGCACGACAGCCCTACAGACGGATTGAACGGCAACCGATAGCGAGAATCGGGTAGGGTGCTATTGATTGGTTCTTTGACATATTGATACGATAAAAAGATATATTTCTGCGAAGGCACGTAAGCGAAGCCAGTGATGGTGGATAGTGGTGGGTGCAAGTGGAACGGAATTGACACCGATAGCAACCGAGGATAAGCCGACAATGGGCGAATGGTTGTATATGTCTGATGGTGGTAAAGCCACGAAGTTGAAATGATTTTTACTTTCAGCACGCCAATTTGTCTTTAGCGTGATGAGTATGCTTGGTTAGGCACAAGTATCGCTGAAAGGTCTTATAGTCTGTACTGAACTGAAATAAGGTTCTGCTATTCGATTAGGGTACAGATACTTATTTAAATTTATACGATTATGAAAACAATCCAATTCGTTTTATCTATATTGGTTGGTATATGTGCTGCCGGTATGCTTTACGGGGCTATTACTACTTACAGTCCTATGAAAATATTCTCTATCACTATAATGAGTGTTATATGTGTAGGGTGTGTGTCGCTCATGAGAATAACTTATAGAGAACTTAAAACAGACCGCTAAAAGGTAGTCCTATAATCCGGCACAAGGCGCATGGGGATGAGTGCACAATCACCTTGTAAACCAGCTGGGCGGTAATTTATGAAGTAGCATTGTTGGAATGCGTGTAAGCGATTAATTGTTGGTATTAACTTATATTCTAATTTATATATTCATTTAGCTTACAAGAAGTAGGTTCGACTCCTACCTTTTTAACGACATTTTAAATTTATACGATTATGACAGTGGAAGAATTAAGAGGCATGACGCATGAAGATTTAGTAAGGCGTGTGCAGGAACTGGAAGAGGCTAACGAGAAATTAGCTGAAGAGAAAAATACATGGTATAAATCTTGGAGTGATTTGAACCGGAAGTTTGATCATTTCAAGAACGCGGTTAAAAGCATTGTTCTGATAATAGATTAGATATTCGTGTTTTATATTGTGTTTGTACTGGGTGTGCCGTCCGTGAGGATAGTGCACCTTTTTTAATCGGATGGTTAGCTTATCGGTTAGAGCTTCGTGTTGCGCAAACAATTGGCACGATTGAGAGGGGTTCGATTCCCTTACCATCCACGAATCATTAATTAAATTTTACTCTTATGGCAAAAGAACTGAAAGAAAGAACAGAAATCAAGAAAAAGCTGAAAAAGAAGAATGACAGAATCAGCTTTGACTTTAGCGACAAACTTGCCGGACAGCTTCGCAGGTGTACCGCTGATCTTAACAGGCTGGCAAGGATTGATCGGATAATAGACAAGAAGCAAACTTTGTATTCGGTGGACACTAACAGGGAAGCCGGATATATTGAGGTTATTCGCAATTATTAATCAGCTGACTTACACGATTATGAAGAGAGTTTTTAATGAACTTACACCTGAATGCGAGATTACGGCACGAATGTATGCACAAGGGTATGAGAAAAAAGAAATTGCAAACCTCAAATGCCGAGCGGTCAGCACGATAAACAACCAACTGCAAAGAGCTTTTGAGATTTTGAACGTAAGGAACGGCAGAGAACTGGCAACCATGCTATATGAGAGAATAGCTGGTATGAAGTTCACGATGGACTTTTCACCTACTATTAGGTCGGCTGTTGCTTTCTGCCTGTTGTGCATCTTTTCTTTTTCGCTCTATCACGAACAGGGCGATATGAGAAGGGGACGAAGAACGAGAGTTGAACGAATTGAAAGAACTGGACGGTATGGAGGTAAGACTTGAATTATTTGAATTTAAAAATATCTGCATGGACATGGCGGAGCTTGGTGCAGCTGCCAGTGAGAAGAAACGGTCTCCTGTATCTGATGAAATCAAGCAAAGAGAAGCGTTCAGATGGTTAAAGACACTTGGGTATGAACCTAACTTTTTGGAAAAGTTAGAGAAAGAAGGATTGGTGCATAAGAAAAGAAAAGGCTCATCCAGAAATTCTCCTATCATATATTCCAAGTTCGAGATACAATCCGCTATTAATGCTTTTAAAATGAGTAAATATCTGAACAAATAACCCTATAAAATTTACGATTATGTCACTGATTAAGAAAAGTAATGAATTAGTTATCCCGACCACCGTGAAGATGATGATTTACGGTCAAGCCGGAATGGGAAAGAGTACGGTAGCATTGAGCGCACCGAAACCGCTGCTGTTGGACTTCGATAACGGCGTGAAGCGCATGAACATGGCGCACTTGGAGAATATAGACACGGTACAGGTCACTTCATGGAGCGATGTTCAGCAAGTTCTTCAAGAGGACTTGTCCGCTTATCAGACCATTGTAGTAGATACCATCGGCAAGATGATGGACTTCATCATTACTCACAAGTGTGGAACCCGCCAGCCGTCCATCCGTGATTGGAGCGGTATCAATGCAGAGTTTTCATGGATGACACGAACACTTTCGGGGCTTAACAAGCACATCATTTTCGTTGCCCATCGCGACACAAGAAAAGAAGGTGATGATACGGTGTTTATCCCTGCCTTGCGTGAAAAATCCTACAACTCTATCGTTACTGAACTGGATTTGCTCGGTTATCTTGAAATGAAAAGCGAAAGAGGCGTCCAAAGACGTACCATCACTTTTGACCCAACTTCAAGAAATGACGGTAAGAATACTTGCAATCTTCCTTCAGTGATGGAAGTTCCTACCATCCTTGACAAGAATGGTAATCCAACCGCCAAGAACGACTTTATCACTGCCAAGATAATCAATTCGTATTTGGGTATGCTTGCTGCCAAGAAAGAGGCACAGGAAAAGTATGATAAAGTTATTGAAGAGATAAAAGAACAGATCGAACTTATTACGGATGCGGAATCTGCCAATAATTTTATCGCGCAAATAGATAATTTTGAGCACGTTGGTTCTTCAAAGCAAATGGCGGCAAAGTTGGTAGCTAACAAAGCGAAGTCTTTGAATCTGAAACTTAATTCAGAAAAGAAATATGAACCAGCAGCCTAAATATCGTATTTACGCAACGCTTCTTGATGCCTTTGGGGCATATCTGAATAGTGATGTGATTTGGGATAAGTACTGGGGGTGGTCAGAAAATCCACCCCATACTCCTGAAGAATTTCACGAACAACAGTTTCAAGAACTGATAGACCGGATTAACCGCAAGCCATTCGATAGCGAAGCGGCAGACCGTGGCACGGCTTTCAATGAAATCATTGATTGTATGATTGAGAACCGTAAATCTTCTATAATGGAAATTAGCAAGGCATATCACGATGACGGAAAACTTTACGGGATAAAAGCTGTTTACAACAATCGCACTTTCACTTTTTACATTGACCTTTGCCGCGAGTTTGCCAACTACTACAAAGGAGCATTAACCCAACAAAGAGTAGAAGCCATCTTGCCTACTGCATACGGTAGTGTATTGGTTTATGGTTTGATTGACGAACTGATGCCTACCAGTGTTCACGACATCAAAACAACCGGTAGTTATACCGTGGGAAAGTTCAAAGATCACCACCAGCATTTAGTTTATCCTTATGCTCTTATGCAGAATGGGTCGGATGTACGGACATTTGAGTATAACATTGTAGAGTTCAACAAAGGCGGTTATGTGGTAGATACCTATACAGAAACATACGTTTTCAATCCTGAACGTGATATTCCTATTCTTACTAATCATTGTGAGGAGTTTATCCGGTTCTTGGAAGAAAACAGAGAACTTATAACCGATAAAAAGATTTTTGGAGGAGAAAATTAATGGCAAACCAAATAACCGGACGGATAATCGAAATTGGACAAACCGTTCAAATACCATCCAAAAACGGTGGTTCCTCATTTACAAAACGGGAGTTTATTTTAGATGCTACTACTTACGACCCTTATACGGGAGAGCGTAGCGAGTATGAAAACATTATTCCCTTAGAGTTTTCAGGCGATAAGTGTGCAGAACTTGACCGCTTTAATCAGGGTGATGTTGTTACTGTATCATTTGTCTTACAAGGTCGTTCGTGGACGAACTTGGATGGAGAACTTAAACGTATGGCATCCATTCGATGTTATAAGATAGAGGCACGTGGTGGTGTATCACAACCTCCCCAAACTGCACCTGCACAACAGCCTGTTCAGCAGCCGACGCCACAGTCTACCTATCAACAACTGCCGGATTTTCCGCCTCCTGTTGATGCGAATGGTAATCCCAAGGACGATTTGCCATTTTAGCGTATGATTTTCGACTTGAAGAATGAATATATGGAAGAAATTTGGAAAGATGTAAAAGGATATGAAGAGTTATACCAAGTGTCTAATTATGGTCAGATACGTTCAGTTGATAGAACTGTTGGATATAGGTATAAAGGAAAACAAAGGATATACAAAGGTCGTATGTTAAAGCAAGTTGTAAGAAATGGATATTTATCTGTAAGTTTATCGAAAGAAAATAAACTAAAACAGAAAAATATTCATCGACTTGTTGCCGAAGCCTTTCTACCTAATCCATTTAATTTACCTGTAATTAATCATATAGATGAAAATAAGAAGAATAATATGGTTTCTAATTTGGAATGGTGCTCTTGTGCCTATAATACAAATTATGGTAGCGGTAGAAAGAAACAAGCAGAATCTCAACAGAAGGTAGTATTGCAGTATGATAGGAGTGGAAATTTATTAAATCAGTATCCATCTGCAACGATTGCGGCATTAAAAAATGGCTATAATCTTAAAACTATATCTCAATGTTGTCGAGGACATATTAAAAGTGCATATAATTATATATGGAGGTATAAATATGATATTTAACCTAAATAATTCTTTTGAACATGATAGGTTTAAAGAGTATGTAAATCAATTATATAAGCAAAAGGCTATTGTGGAAGTGAAAAAGAAACTACCTAACCGCACGCTTGCCCAAAATAGCTACTTGCATCTTCTTTTAGGGTATTTCGGTAGTGAATACGGTTGCAGTCTCGACGAAGCCAAGATTGACTTCTATAAGAGGACTTGCAACCGTGATTTGTTTGAACGTAAGACGGTCAACAAGAAAGGCAATGAAGTAACCTATTTGCGCAGTTCTGCCGAGCTGACAACAGGTGAAATGACTTTGAGTATTGACCGTTTCCGTAATTGGAGTGCATCAGTGGCAGGTATCTATCTGCCGGCTGCGAATGAACATCAAATGCTGATATACGCCCAGCAGGAAATACAAAGAAATCAAGAATTTATTTAGTTATGATAGAAACAAGAAAAACAGAAATCAGGTATGTGACATCTGACCCGAAAAAGATGCTCAACATGTACCTTGCAAAACGTGTCCTCAAAACATGGGAGGAATCTTTCATTGATGAAGATACAGGTGAAACAGTAACCATCGAACGGAATGAAATTCTTTTTGACCGTGGCACGCTGATAGACCAAGACACTTTGGCGAAAATTCGTTTCAGTATGGAAGCTGACGGCATTAAGGAAGTGGAAGTCAGCAACCAGAACCGCTTGGCATTCGAGAACGAGAACAAATTCTTATATCCCTATCTTGCACAGGCACAAATAGGGGACAAGAAACATAAGTTCCTGCTGTATGCCACCGGATTGGAAAATTCTTGTAGTATCTTGAAAGATTACATCGAACTAAACTATATGTTCGGATTCACCTTGACAATGGTCAAGGAGTTCGATTCTTGCGTGATTCTTACTGACAATTTGAAAGAACGCAAGGTAGATGATGCCACCCTCGAAGAATTAAAAGATACATTCCTTTTAAACGATTCTGTAACGGAAGAAGATGAAGAAGAGGGAGATTCCAAGCCCAATGAAAAGAAATTCTATCAGATTGAGACGAAAATCACATTCACGGATGGGGAGAATGAAGACGAGAGAGTTCAGACTTTTGTCGTGAACACCTTCAACGTTGACAGAGCAATGATGCTTATTACCCACTATCTCAAAAACAAAGAGGAAGAATGTGAGAAACAAGCCAAAGAAAAGGGACATGAGTTCAGAAAGAGGGAAATCCATACAGCCATTGAATCTGCTAAACCTATCCCGGTCGGGCGTTTTATTCCGAAAGAGTTTTCAATGGCTTATATGGAATAACTTTGTTAACCTGCCTGCTCGGTCTGTGAAGATATGGCAGGCGAACATGGAGAAGTGACGGAATTGGTAGACGTTAATCAAGATGTGAGGTGCAAAATTCCAGGATAACCGTTAATAACCAAGCCGGCAACCTGCGAGACATCTTAGGTAGAATGATTTAAAATCATATAACCGCAAAAACACCACTCGTCCCGGTTCGAGCCCGGGCTCTCCACATAAATGTGAGCCACACATAAATGGCAAGGGTTAGTAAATAATGGTTGTGCCCCGGAGAATACGCTTCGGGGCTTTTAATGGAAAATTATGGATGAATTATTAACTGGTAAGATTTGCCCTTATTGCGGTAGGTCTACTGAATACGTGGATAGTTCTGTAATCTACGGACGCTCCTACGGTATGATTTACCTCTGCCGAGATTGTAGGGCTTATGTCGGAGTACACAAGGGTACAGACCAGGCGTTAGGGCGTTTGGCAAACGCGGAACTAAGGGAAGCCAAGAAAGAAGCCCACTTCTACTTCGACCAGGTAGCTAAGACCAATCTTATCAATAAAATTTGGAAGAAACATATCCCCAACACTTCAAACAGAAACAAAGCCTACCTGTGGCTATCCAATCAACTGGGCATACCACGTGAGCTTTGCCATATCGGAATGTTTGATGTGGAGGATTGTAAACAAGTTGTTGAACTGTGTAAACCAATAATAGAAAACTATGGAAAATAAAGCAGTAGCATTTATAAAATCAAACGAATGGTTTAAGTCCACTATGGTAGAGCATGGAACGCATAACGGATATGTGGCTGTTCCCTCTGCGAACAAATATCATGGAATGTCTTATTTTGATATTGATGATATAAGTGTACATGGAGGTATCACATTTTCAGAACCGGCAATAAGCGGTGAAGAATCTATCGGAAGCAAAAGGAAAATTAATTCCAAGTATGTCGGAAAAAGAAATCCCATATTGGATGATGTGGAATTCATTACCGATAATACGGAAATAGGTGATGACTGGTGGATATTCGGGTTTGACACATTCCATTATGGAGACAATGAATATGACTGGGACAAACAAGCCGTCGTTCAAGAGACAAGGTACTTGATGAAACAATTGGACAAATAGAAAATGCCGTACTACATAAAACGAAAGGCTAAGAAGAAAGACAAGCCTTTACCTCTGTTTGATAAAGCAGGGATAACAGTAAAGAAGAAGCCGGATTTGAAAGCTAAGCTCGACAAAGAGTTTTCCCTTTTCATCCGGCTTCGTGATTGTATGCCAAACGGTTCCTTCCGATGTATATCATGTGGACAGATAAAGCCGTTTACACAAGCGGACTGCGGGCACTATTTCAGTCGTACACATTTGGCAACACGGTTTGATGAGAATAATTGCCATGCCGAATGCCGGCACTGCAACAGGTTCAAAGCCGACCATTTGGAAGGCTATCGGGTGAATCTAATTGCTAAAATCGGTCAACAGAAATTTGACTTGCTGAAAGTGAAAGCTGCCGGCACTTCCAAAATGACTGATTTTGAGTACGAACAGCTAATCAAGTATTACAAAACACTTAATAAAAAGTTACGAAAGGAGAAAGGGCTATGAGTTATGTATTACGAGATTACCAACAGAAAGCCTCTGATGCTGCCGTTTCTTTCTTCAATAACAAGGCGAAGAAAACAAATGCTATTATGGTGTTACCTACGGGCAGCGGAAAGTCGCTTATCATAGCGGATATAGCTGCAAGGCTTGACGGTCATACCTTGGTGTTCCAGCCCTCGAAGGAAATACTCGAACAGAATTTCAAGAAACTCTGTTCATACGGTATTCTTGATTGCAGTATCTATTCAGCATCCTTTAACTCAAAGGAGATAAGCCGGATAACATTTGCCACCATCGGCAGTGTGAAGAATCATCCCGAACTGTTTACCCACTTCAAGAACATCATTGTGGATGAATGTCATCTTGTAAACCCCAAAGAGGGAATGTACAAGGATTTTTTTGATGCAGTGAAGTGTAAGGTTCTTGGGCTGACAGCAACGCCATACCGTTTAAGCTCCAGTCGTGATTTCGGCTCCATGCTGAAATTTATCACTCGGACAAAACCTCATGTCTTTTCAGAGGTCATTTATCATGTACAGGTATCAACCCTATTAGATATGGGCTACTTGGCGAAGTTGGATTACTATTCAATGAATCCTTCAGGGTGGAATGAACTTAACTTGAAAGTAAATACTACTGGTGTCGACTATACGGATAGGTCAGTTCAAAAAGAATATGAACGGATAGGCTTCTACGGTTATCTCGTTCATATCGTCCAAAGGCTGATGAATCCCAAAGCCGGAGGAAAACGGAAGGGTATTTTGGTCTTTACCCGTTTTTTGAAAGAAGCGGAACGGTTAACGATGTCAATACCCGGTTGCGCTATCGTTTCAGGTGATACTCCTAAGAAAGAACGTGAACATATTCTTGAGGCGTTCAAAGCTGGTGAAATTCCAGTAGTAGCTAATGTGGGTGTACTTACGACTGGCTTTGACTATCCGGAACTTGATACGGTCGTTATGGCACGTCCTACAATGTCACTTGCCATGTGGTATCAGATAGTCGGTCGTGCCATCCGCCCGCATCCTTCTAAAGAATGTGGATGGATTGTGGATTTATGCGGTAACATCAAACGTTTCGGAGAGGTGTCGGATTTACGATTGTTTGATAGCGGTAATGGTAAGTGGGCTGTATTTTCTAACGGAAGGCAATTAACTAACGTGAGATTCTAAGACTATGGACGAAGGATTTTTGAGGCTAAGCCGCAGGTTTTTCTCGAATGAAATGTGGAATGAAGCCCGTACTTTTAGCAGTTGCGAAGCGTGGTTAGACTTAATTCAGTCTGCACGATTTGAGGCAACGCCCCGAAAGGAGAGTATCGGAGGTCGAGAAATCTCTTATTCAAGAGGTCAATATCCTGCATCCATAAGATTTCTGTCACAGCGTTGGAAATGGTCTGAAAAGAAGGTGCGTTCCTTTCTTGTGCATCTTAGAAAGAAAGGTATGATAACTGTTGAGTGCAATCAAGGAATGAACCTTATAACCTTATGTAAATATGAAGAATATAATCCAATGGGCACAACCAAGGGCACAAGTAAGGACACAGGTATTGAAAAGGAAATCAATGAATTAAGACAGGAATGGGCACAACTAAGGGCACAACTTGGGGCACAGCCCATGAACAACAATCTACCGCAATCCGAACTTTTACAAAAATCAGGGCACACAGAGGGCACAAATACAAAGAAAGAAGAAAGAGAGTATATAGATATATCTCTACATCAAAAGAAAGAAAATACTCCTGACGGAGTATCAAAGAAAGCCAAGCTTTCTTCGCCCTCCCCCTCTGAAAAGATTGATTACAGCGGATTGATGGAATACTATAATACCACATTCAAAGACAGACTCCAGCAGATAAGATCAATGACTGATGTGAGAAAAAAGGCTGTAAAAGCCCGGATAGCCCAATATGGGAAAGAGTCAGTGAGGAGTGTTTTCAATCTCATTCTTCAATCCCCGTTCTTACTTGGAGCTAATGACCGCAATTGGAAATGCGACTTTGATTGGATTTTCAAACAAGCAAACTTTACTAAAATATTGGAAGGAAACTATAATGGGACAAGACTTAGTAAAAATCAACAGGATAGCGAGCAGCGAAAACGTGATTCAGTTCTTGCAGTCGCTACAACCGTTAGAGAAGCTGCCGCAAAAAAGAGAAAGGAACTTGAAGCAGAGGGCGTTATTGAATAAATATCCCGATCCTGCACAATTCATTCTTGATTACAACCCTGATTTGCAGTTCAAACTTGTCAGATGTAATGCAACCCATTCAGAACTGGCGTTGAATGACAGCATTCCGAGTTTAGGGCTATTGTCTTCTACTTATGGGGATGAAACACCGATAGAATGGCTAAAGATACAATTTGGCTCATTGAATGACTTTGCAGAAGTTTCAACCAAGATAGCGAAAGAGCAACTTTCTGAACTATCGGAGATATTCCTTTCGGAGTATTATTATATAAATGCCGCTGAAATCTGTTTTTTCATAGCACGGTTTAAGTCAGGGAAGTATGGGCGGTTCTACGGTTCAATAGATCCATTGAAAATAACAAGTGCGATGCTGGACTACGTTTCTGAACGTCGGAAAGATATTGAACGGAAAGAGCGTGAACGATACAGAAACCAACGTGAAAAAGAGATAGAGGAGCGTGGAGATAACAGAATCTCTTATGCTGAGTACATTGAAATCAAGCACCGTGCTGATGCAGGAGATGAGGAAGCTAGAAAAATGCTGATATCACCATGAGAATAACCGTTTACTGGGTAACAAGAAATCCGGATGTTATCGTAAGAATCCGGAAAAAGTTCAATATCCCAAGTTATACTTCCGTGAACTACGAAACAGAATGTGAAATCAAGAATGAAGACTTTCCACTGTTAGAAGAAACAGAACGAAGGGGATTCATTCGAATTAGAAATAAGAATACACGATTATGCAAGGAACAGACAAACTGAATACGATAACCAACATCGTATTTGTCCTCACGGACGTTTTAGAAACCAACCTTCTAGAAATGCAGCAGCAATACAAGAAGGAAGGCTTTGAATTGCGGCACGATTCAAAAAGAAACTTCAACACAGCCATAGCCGCGATAAAGAGATTGAAAAGTGATGTGAATCATTGCAGCGAATCCACTCAGGAAAACTTCGGCAATGATTCTGACATGGTGAACGCCATGTTGCTCACACTGATTGACAGATGCGGTGATGATGACAACCTCGCTTATAAGATGTACGAATACATTAAATCTTTCCCGTCCAAACTGAATCTAGACTTGGATTTGGATAATGTGTTCAGCCACCTGTTTAGAAAGGAGAAATCAACAAAAGAATAGCATAATGAAAGATTATATAGAATTTTTGAAAGACAAGATGGCAATCAGCCATCAGACTGGGTTTGAAGTCAGACCGGAAGAAATTTCCCCGTATTTATACCCTCATGTGAAAGATACAGTACGTTGGGCTATTTCCGGCGGTTGCAGGGCGATATTCTCCAGCTTCGGTATGCAGAAAACCGTAACCCAGTTGGAGATACTGCGGGTGATCCTGAACCGCACAGGAGGCAAAGGGTTGATAGTTTGCCCCAAGCGTGTAGTAGTGGAGTTCCTGACACAGGCCGAAAAGCATCTGGGTATGAAAGTGACCTATGTACGTACTATGCAGGAGGTGAAGCAATGTCCGACCAATATCATGGTGACAAACTATGAACGTGTCCGTGACGGCGAGGACGGAATAAGAATAGAACCTTCCTACTTTACCGTTACCTCATTGGATGAAGCGAGCGTGTTACGTGGATTCGGAACCAAAACCTATCAGGAGTTTCTTCCTCTGTTTGCAGAAGTTCCGTACAGGTTTGTCGCAACAGCCACACCGTCACCCAACAGATACAAGGAGCTGATACACTATGCCGGCTACCTTGGAGTGATGGATACCGGGCAGGCACTTACAAGGTTCTTCCAGCGTGACAGCACGAAAGCGAACAATCTTACCCTCTATCCCCACAAGGAAAAGGAATTCTGGTTATGGGTAAGTACATGGGCGTTGTTCCTCACCAAACCGTCCGACCTCGGTTATCCCGATATAGGATATGAACTGCCTGAACTGCGTGTACATGAGGAAGTGGTTAGTGTGGATAACTCCACTGCCGGAGCCGACCGTGACGGGCAGGTGAAAATGTTCCGTGAGGCTGCTCTAGGCCTTGCTGATGCAGCTAAGGAACGTCGGGACAACATGCAGGAAAAGATTGCCCGTGTGGTAGAGATTATCAATCGCCCGGAAAACAAAGACGACCATTTCCTTTTATGGCATGACTTGGAGGCTGAACGTGAGGCACTCTGCAAGGCAATTCCCGGATGTAAGGCTGTGTATGGCTCGCAAGATGATGATGAAGCCGACAGGGTGATAGCGGATTTCAAAGACGGCCGTCTGAAATATCTGGCCGCCAAACCTGAAATGCTTGGTGAGGGTTTGAACTTCCAGTACCACTGCCACAAGGCAATCATGTTTATTGACTACCGTTTCAACGACAAGTTCCAAGCGATAGCCCGTATCTACCGTTTCATGCAGCAGCATCCCGTAGAGCTTTACTTGGTGTATGCCGAAAGCGAAGGTGAAATATTCAAATCATTCATGCAGAAGTGGGCGCAACACCGCCAGATGGTAGCCAAGATGACCGATATAGTCCGCAAGAACGGTTTGTTCGGTTTGCAGGCAGAGGAAAAGATGATGCGGTGGATGTTTGCCAGCAGGGAAGAAAAGTCCGGCAAACTGTGGAAAGCTATCAATAATGACAATGTACTTGAATGTCAGAAGATGGAAGATAATTCGGTAGACCTGATTGTAACCAGTATCCCGTTCTCCAACCACTACGAATATACGCCTACCTACAACGACTTCGGGCATAATGAAGACAACGGCAAGTTCTTTGAGCAGATGGACTATCTCACCCCGGAGCTTATGCGTATTTTAAAGCCCGGCCGGTTGGCCTGCATCCATGTAAAGGACCGTGTACTGTTCGGCAACGCTACGGGTGACGGTATGCCCACCATCGACCCGTTCAGCGAAATGACAGTGTTCCATTATCTGAAGCACGGGTTCCGCTACATGGGGCGTATTACAGTGGATACGGATGTGGTGAGGGAGAACAACCAGACTTATCGGCTTGGATATACAGAGATGTGCAAGGACGGTTCAAAGATGGGTATCGGTTGCCCGGAATATGTTCTTCTCTTCCGAAAGTTGCCTTCTGATACCTCACGAGCCTATGCTGATTTGCCGGTGACAAAGAATAAGAGTGAATACTCGCTTGCCCGTTGGCAGATAGATGCCCATGCAAGTTGGAAATCTTCTGGTAACTCTCTATTGAGCTATGAGGACATGAAAGGAGCCGGAATAGATAAGATACGCCATCTGTTCAGGAACTACGAACGTGAACATATATATAACTACGAGGAACATGTATCATTCGCTGAAGAATTGGAAATATACGGAAAGCTGCCTAAAACATTTATGGCCGTTGACCCTGTAAGCAAGAAAGATTGGATATGGGATGATGTCACCCGTATGCGCACGCTCAATACCAAGCAGTCACAGAAGAAACGGCAGAACCACATCTGCCCTTTACAGCTCGATATCGTTGAAAGACTGATTGAACGGTATTCAAACAAGGGTGAGTTGGTGTTTGACCCCTTCGGAGGTATCGGCACAGTACCTTATTGTGCCATCAGACTGAAACGTAAGGGATTATCTACTGAACTAAATTATGACTATTGGAAAGACAGTCTTTCATATCTGTATGAGGCGGAGATGGAGGTCAGCGCACCCACATTGTTTGACTTGATAAATGTAGGATAAAAAAGAATGGAGAGCAGGTGTCGAACCTGCGCCTCCACAATGAGTGGCATTCTTTCCACTTAAACTACTCCATTCTCTACTCCACTCAAATTGAAAAATCCCCAAATTCAGTTGAGTTGAAAATTCAACAAGGCTTTCCTTTCGGCATAGCCTAAAGGAGATAATTCCTAAATTGAGTTTAAAGCCAAATTTGTTTTTAATTATTGTCGGCTTTTTATTCTGAGAATTTCTGAAAATTTCTGAGATACGTTCTGAAATGAGCCGACAAGTATTTGTCGGTATTATTTTCATAAAAGTATTTATTAAAAATTAAACAATAATTAAAAAGCAACAAGGATTTGAACCTTAACGTCAATGCGTACCATTTAGTTACTTGGCACAAATATAAGTAAAAAATAATAAGATGAAAGCAATAACCATAAAACAGCCGTGGGCCTCTTTGATAGTCCATGGTATTAAAGACATTGAGAACCGTACTTGGAGCTGCCCTAAGAAATACTTAGGGCAGAGGGTACTGATTCATTCAAGCGGTAAACCTTTGAATTATGATAATTTCTATGATTCAATACTTACCAATGAGCAGTTATTGGCATTACCGGAAAACAAAGAGTGGAAAGATTTTAGTTTTTGTACAGGCTCCATAATCGGAAGCGTCGAGATAATAGACTGTGTACAAAACCATCCTTCCATCTGGGCAGAGAAAGGAGTTTATAACTGGGTACTAGCTAACCCTATTCTCTACGAAAATCCAATTGAGGACGTGAAAGGCAAATTATCCTTTTGGGATTATCCCGGTATCAAAGAGGTAAAGATAGAATGTCCGGAATGTGGCAGTATAGAAATAGCTGTTGAGGACTATACAACGGCACCATTCCCAACTTATTTGCATAGGTGTAATAAGTGTGAACATGTGATTATAGAAAGTGAGTGGAAGGAGGTAAAACTATGAGAGATTTTTATGAACTGATAAACCAATATCCATGGACTACTATTTTTCTTGCTATTTTCATTTATGAAGTGATTAAATGTGTGATGTCTAATTTGAAAAAGAAATAGCCATGAGCAAACTATATAAAGTAACTATTTTCGGGGAATCATTCCTAATCGGGTGGTTCCCTTTTTCTTCACGCTGGTATAACAAGCTAAAGATAATCAAATGATAGTACGTCATTTTATAAGAGTTCCGGTTGGAAGTACTGTCTATTGCGACAATCAGCCGGTTAAAATACTAGAGAAAGGATATGCCCTTGCTCTATGTGATGTCAATGGGAAACGGGTATATATCACCTGCTATGATTTGGAAAAGAAACCATTCGTCAGCACGAATGGGGAAAAATGAAAAAGAGCCAACCCACGCACGACCATGAATCAGCTCTTCCTTACACGATTATGATGCAAATATACTATTTACTTTTAAAATAATCGTGTTATGGAACTGGATTTTAACAAAATAATTCGCCTTAAAAAGATTAGAATTGAGAAATCAGAACTTTCAGAAGAAGAAAATACCTTAGCTTCACCGATTTTGAGAGATAAAAGCCTTATTAGGGATATCTATAAAATCTTCGTTGAGCTATTGAATAGCAGAAGTCTTCCCCCTTGTATTGATAGTGTTACCCAGCGGAAGAAGTTCATCTTCATTATCCTGTACCTGTTTTCTCCAAGTTCGCTTGCCGGTGGGAAAATGACAGCTGGGTTACGCGAAGAGATGTCAAGGGTACTTGGGGTTCAGTCCAAGAGTACAATTTCCGACAACTGCGCTGATGTCGTGTTTCTCTATCAGAACTATGGGGATTTCAGCGGGGATATAGAGTATCTTTATACCGAAATCGTAAATCGGTTAAGAATCAAAGGGCTAATCAATTAATGAGCCGGGGCTTAGTGCTCCGGCTTAATTTTTGTTTGGATTTGTTTTGCGATGGATTGCGTATCAGTTATTAAGGATTTAAGTTCTTCATTAGTTATATTGATATAACCTCCATCTTTTTTTCTACCATTTCTATGTGCTAATAAATTCCTATAATAGAAGTGTTTTTTCATTTTCCCATTTGTGTCGATTATAGAAACTTTAAATAATTCTTTGAGTATATCTTTTATAGTATCAATGTTACTATAAGATGTCCTCATTACATATTCTATGGCCTTTTGCTCCCATTGGGCAACAAGATTGTCTTCTTTTAATTTAGTCATTTCATCTTTTTTCTTGCATGGAGGAATTGAATTGAAAAAATTATTGAAACTTTCTTCGTCTTGGATTATTTTGGTTAAAATAATGTCACAAATAAATGTATCTAATGATGTAATGATATTAATATATGACAATTTATTGATGATATTTTGTTTTTGTTCGTCCAATCCTTTGATGTTAATTACACTTTGGATTTCATCAATTCTTTGCTTAAAATCATTATATGATCCGATAAAGTCTTTTGCAAAAAAATAAGCAAATGTATGTTGTGTTGTAAAGAATGTTTTTGCGTAATATTCATTAAAAATAGATTGGGGATGCTCATTGCTAATTTCAAGGTAAGGCTCTCCTGTTTCAGTTATAGTATTGGGCTCTATAATTTCAGAATTTTCAGGAGGGAGATCGTATGATGCCCCTGCATTCTTATATGCAAAAAATGGAGTCGTTATTAAGATTCCTCCATTGACATAAATCCTTTTTCCCATATGTTTTATTCTCCTTTCTTTATTTATAGTATTCTTTCCCTCGTATATTCTTATGTTCCGGCATACGTGGCTCTTCGTCAAAATGAATTTTTCCACCACAGTGAGGGCAGGTAATAGTATTGGCATCATTTTTCACTTCTTCCGGTGAAGCAAAGAGTTGCCACATCGGAACGTCAAGGGCTTCCGCAACCTTTTCAAGTGTTGGATAAGACGGGCTTTTCAATATAGCATATAGGTTCTGTCTGGTAGTGTTCATTTTTTCTGCGAAAGATGTCATATTAAACCCCTTTTCTTTAATAAGCAATTCTATTCTATTCATACCTTTAGTTTTTTTTGCAAAGATACGTTTATTATAGTAGTGTCAAATATATCATTTACGAAATATTGTTAAATGAAAGAATATACTTTCTTATTTTGTTTGTAGTGTCAAATATATCATTTACATTTGCATCATCAGAAACGAAGTAATAACAATTAAAAGATATACGATTATGACAACAAAGAATATCATCAGAGAAGTAAGTTACAAAGGTCACATAATAACAGTGTTTGAAGATGGCTTTCATCAAGAATTTGTAATCATAGATAATGACGAATCAAAGCTGTATGATAGCATTGCAGATGCAAAGAGAGTTATTAGAGGCGAGCAACCTTATTACGAAATAAACTGAGTTTAACCAGCAGGGCGAAAGCCCTGCGCAATATAGAAGGATATGACTAAGAAAGAATTAATTGCAGCACTTGCAAATGTAAATGATGACGCGGTGGTATTGTTTGGCACGAAAGAAATTCAGTTTTTCGGTGCATTTGCTACACAGGTATATATTAACTGGGATAGTAATGAGGTTCTTATAGCCAATAAGCACACAGATGCCACAACACCAGTTTACTGCGAGTTATTACATGAGGATAAAACGCATTAACATAAATCGGCATGGCGAAAGCCCTGCGCAATATAGAAGAATATGAAAGAAAATATATTTTTAAAAGCAGTTATAGAAAAACCGTTATTGAATAATGAACCAGAAGTTTTACACCTTTTCGTTCAAATTATCAATGAAATAACTTCTTGTATGTCAGAAGACGAGTTAAGAGGCTGTATGAACTCTTTAATAGTAAGATACCCTTATTTTAAACTGTTTTTCGATTATGGTTTCGGACATAATCATATGTGGGTGAAAGCATCAGGTTCTTTAGAAAGATTGATATTGGTTGAGTTCTAATCCGGTAGCCTTATGGCTACCACAATATACACGATTATGAAAGCAGATTTAGTTTTAGTTATCAGCCCTGAAGCCCCACTGATGAAGCAATTGGGCAAAGTATTAGGTAGGTTGTGCTCTATGTGTGACTTTTCTACCATAGAAAGAGGCGAAAAGTATGTCACGATACGGCATGATGAAACAGGGCTTGTCGTGGCTTATACGAGTGAAGAAAGATTGAATGTGAAAATGAATTAAGAATGAAGAATGTATTAGAATCTTTGAAAGAAAGTGGCAAGAGTGGCAAAATCACAATCAGAGAGGCAGCTATAAAGCTGCATAAAGCAGGGTGGACGAGTTTTGTAGACGTGGATAAAACGAAACAATTACTTGAATTATGAACTCAATAAATGTAAACGGTTGCAGCGTATGCCAGCCCGGCAAAGAGAATTACACTACCTACGCAACGAAGTTAGGCAGAAAGAGAGTGAGAATGTACCAGTACGACTACCGTACTGAAAGTGGTGAACTCTTTGCTTGTTGTGCGCCTACCTTAGAGGCGTGTAGAGAAAGACGGGACAAATGGTTGGACGCTAAAAATAAATCAGTATGTTGACAATAGAAATACCAAAATCAAATAGAAGAAAATCCGAGGAAGACGCACTTGCATCTTTCAGCCTCTCGGAAATCAAAGAGAAAGGTGAATGTGTTTACTTTCATTATGGCGTAGGATGGGGAAATAACTGGCCTCATTGTTGGGCAAAAAATACTGGAAGTGACGCTAAAGACAGACACCAAATTTCGGAGTTGGCGCACGATAATGTCATAAGAGCATTTATAGACAAGGGCTATTCTGTCAAGTATAGAAGTGAAATATCCGCCGGAAGATATGTGATTATCAGAGGATAGCTACAATGGAAATGAAAACGAAAACAAGTAAAGTCACGTTTCTACTCCGTTCCAAAAATCTGCAAAAAGCATTATCTATCTTTCCCACTTTTCATATTAACGTTCATCAAAGAAGAATGCAAGACTTTACAGGTTACCAGTGAAATACTTTCCTGTAATTCTTTATCTTACCAGCAATTCGGCATTGATATCAACAAAGGAATTATAACACACATAACAAAGTATTGACAAGCCGTGTCAGTACTTTGTTTTCCTCATTTTTCCCCTTAGCTCCCTTATTAAGTACCTTCGTTTCTGTAACGCAAAAAAAGCAATTATGGAAATTATTTACAGAAAACTAGAGGAACTGAAGAAACTGGAAAACAATCCAAGAACTATTTCGGATGAACAGCTAGACAAACTTAAAGAGTCAATCCGAAACAATCCGGATTATTTCGAAGCCCGACCGATCATCCTGTCAGACCGTACTAGCGAATTGATCATTATAGCCGGAAACCAAAGGTATGATGCCTGTATATCGCTAGGTATGCAACAAGTACCGACCGTTCTTATTCCCAACCTGACCGAGGAAAGGGAACGTGAGCTAATCATACGTGATAACGTTAACAACGGACAATGGGACATAACCAAGTTGTTTGACTGGGATTGTAACGAGTTGCTTAATTGGGGTATGGAAGGCATCAGCTTTCCTGATCCGACAGATTTTTCAGAAGATATAGAAGACAGTCATAATGTACTCAAGAACGCAAACTATGAAGCCGGAGCTCATATCAAATATTTAGTATTTGAGGGGTATAAGATTCCAGTCAGTGAAAGCGAACTGGAAGCACTGAAAGCACGGGCTTCTGAATATTTGGATGAGAACGGTGTAATGGTTGGTTTTGTTAATAATCTACTTGGCTTATGATGGAATACATAGACATATCAATATTGAACCCGGCAGAATATAACCCACGCCTGCTCACTAATGAAGCACAAGAAGATTTAAAAAAATCCATCAAGGAATTAGGCATTATCAAACCGATCATCATACGTCAATCGGATAAACGTATCATGGCAGGACACCAACGTACAAAGACAATGAAGCTGCTTGGGTATACCCATGTTCCAGCCTTTATTCTTGACGGTGTAAACTCCACCGATGAAGTAAGGTTCAACCAACTTCACAACTATGCGGAATGTGAGTTGTCGGAAATCCAACCAGAAATCAATGTAAGTCTTCCTAAAGGAACAGAAGGATTTTATACTGTATCCAACAAAGATATCTCCATTCTTTCCAAAGGAGGAAACAACTCACGTGTTGTTGACCTTACGAAAATGATTCTCCGTTACGGCCAGTTTGCAAATGCCGTATGTGACCATACCGGGAAAGTGATCATCTCAACAGTATATGCCAAAACGGTAAAACTATTAGGTATGGACCTACTTGTATATGTCCTTCCAGAAGGGAAAGAAGAAATCGCGCTCAAATACTTCTCTAAGGAATATGGAGTGTTCGAGTATTCCCATCTGGAACGAAAGACCTATATACAGTCTTTTGCCCAAAAGGCACGGCTACGGCAAAAGAACGGGGTTCCAAGCAAGCGTAGCCATTCAACGTTGTATGAAACGCAGGTTATACCATACATCACCAAGGATATGCGCATACTCGATTTCGGTGCCGGACAAAAGGATTACGCAACCATACTGAAGAAAAAAGGCTATCTCATTGACGCCATTGAATTCTTCCACCGCAAAGATGGAGCGGACATCATTGATGAAAAGGAAATCAGGCAAGACTGTGCTTCCATATGCAAGACCTTGTCGGACTACGGGCTGTACGATGTGGTTGTGTGCGATAGCGTGTTGAACTCTGTGAACTCAGAAGAGGATGAAAAGAATGTCTTACTTTCGTTATCAGCATTATGCAAGCCCGGAGGAATGATATTCTGGTCTGGCATTCCGCTGCTGTTCGCCCAGAAATCATCTGAACGCAAGGAAACACACGACCATCGTTCTAAAGCCGTATTTCTTGACGCAAAGAACTTCACAGCCAACTTCCGTTTTGGTGAATGGTACTTCCAGCATTATCATTCCACAGCTGACATCGTCAGATTAAACACAGCTTACATCGGAAAGGATTTTAACATATTCGATAAAGGAATGAAGATAAGCCCAGAAAAAGAGTTAAGAGGTTCGTCATTTCAAGTAGCATCAACCAACGGAAGGAGCGCAAGTAAGAGTGATTATCTGAAAGCGTTGCAATATGAATTCACACTTCCTCTTCCCAATAATCGCAAATGGGATTTGGACAAAGAAATTATACCAATCTTTAAAACACTATAAACAATGGCAGCACCTAAAGGAAATCAGTTTTGGATGTTACGCAGCAAGCATGGCAGGGATAAACTCTTCGCCACGCCTGAAGCGTTATGGGAGGCGGCGTGCGAATATTTCCAATGGTGTGATGAAAACCCATGGACAACAAGAAAGGCTATACAACGTACCATGCCTGTTAGACGCAAAAAAGGTAAAAGAACAGAAACTGTTAATGAACAGCAAACACAACAAGAAGTTTCACCTACACAGCGCCCCTACTCTCTCACCGGATTATGTATCTATCTAGGTACTTCATCACGTTGGTGGAGTAGCTTCAGAAGTGAATGCATGAAAAAAAATGATGAAGATTTTTTGCACGTCATCGCGCGGGTGGAAGAAACCATCGAGACTCAACAATTTGAAGGAGCCTGTGTTGGCGCTTTCAATGCAAACATTATAGCCCGAAAGCTAGGGTTGTCCGACAAACAGGAAGTGGATCATACAACACAAGGCAAACCCTTCAACGGATTTGACTTTCTTCCCTATACTCCCGAAGCTGACAAATTGAAGTGATATGGAGCAAAAGATTAACTTAAAACAGCGATTGGCATACAATTTTCTTCGTGACAGCAAAACGAAATTTTTATTGTATGGTGGTGCCGGAGGTGGTGGTAAATCATGGCTAGGCTGTGAATGGCTGATGCAATGTGCCTACTATCTTCCCGGTACTCGCTGGTTTGTTGGCCGAAATAATTTGAAGGATAGCCGTGAGTCCGTTACCGTGACCTTCAATAAGGTAGCATCTTCTCACAGCTTCACGGCATACAAGACAACAAATGAAGGGATAGCCTTCGACAACGGAAGTGAAATCGTTTATATTGACTTGACGTATTATCCGGTGAAAGATCCGATGTATGAACGATTGGGGTCTAAGGAATATACAGGAGGATGGATAGAGGAAGCTGGTGAAGTGCACTACCTTGCCTTCGAAGTCTTGAAAACCCGTATCGGCCGCCACATGAACGATGTATATCATGTACCCGGAAAGATACTTATCACCTGCAACCCGAAGAAAAACTGGCTATACCGTGAATTCTACAAGCTCTGGAAAGAAGACAAATTACAAGCTCCTTATGCATTTATCCAGGCTTTGGTGCAGGATAATCCTTGGGCAACAGAAGACTACATCGAAAGTCTTCGAAACACAAAAGACCGGGTAACAAAGGAACGCCTATATTTCGGCAATTGGGAGTATGATAATGACCCGACTGCCCTGTGTAACTACGACGCTATCTGTGACTTGTTCACGAATGAGTTCATTGCTCCTGCAGGTGAATCTACCGGTTCTGCAGACCTTGCAATGAAGGGACGAGACAGATTTATCGCCGGTCATTGGAAAGGGAATGTGTGTTTTATCAAACTGGATCAGGAATACAGTACTGGAAAATCCATTGAAACAGACCTGAAGCGGATGATGATAGAATGCTCAATTCCTCGTAGTAAGATGATTGCGGACTCTGACGGATTGGGGAACTATCTTGAAAGCTATCTGAACGGTATCAAGGAGTTTCATGGAGGAGCACGACCTATTAATCCTGAATTTGACAATTTGAAATCAGAGTGTGCCTTCAAACTGGCTGAGATGATTAACAATCGATTGCTTCGTATTGTATGCACGGAAGCACAGCGAGAACGGATCATTGAAGAATTGTCAGTTCTCAAACAAGCACATATTGATGCAGACACACGGAAGAAAGGAATAATCAGCAAAGAAAAAATGAAAGAAATATTAGGTCATTCCACAGATTACCTTGATATGCTGATAATGGCAATGATATTCCGTATCAAACCAACACCAAAACGACCAAAAGCAAAAATAGGAAAGATATGACAGTAAAAGAATTTTTAACAATAAGCAGCATTGCCACCGAACCCGAGGTCATTAGAACCAAGTTGGATGAACTGAGAAAACCTTATCAACTAGGGCAGTATAAGACACCAGATACCCTAAACGACATAAATATGGGAGAACTGATGCAACTGCAATCCATCGAAACAGAACACGATATATTGTTCGTTCCCTGTACTGTACTGATGGGGCTGAGTAAACGTTATATATCCCAACTTCCAGCTAGCGATGTACTGGGATTCGTACAATGGGTGGCCAAAGAAGTTGAACGAATAAATAAACTATTCGCGTCGACTAATGTACCACCCACACCCGAAGAGAAGCAAGCAGGATCCGAATTGCTAAATTTTGGACCTTTCGGCATGATTGATTACTATGCGCAGCGCATGGGTATCACTGATCATGCAGAAGTAGACAGCGTGCCATGGGTCAGAGTATATAAATGTCTTGACATGGACGCCAAAAGAGTAAGATTCGAACGTAGATTAAGAAACATATTAAGTAAGAAGAAATGACGGTAGAGCAAAAAATTAAAAAGATAGTAGACTCCATGGAGGGTGTAAGTTACCTTTTTGACAACTGGCAAACAGCCAATATAAGACTGGACAAGATTAAATTGCCGGCAGTGCTTAATCTCCTTCCTGTAAGCGGAACTTTTAATCTAGGCAGACAGCAGTTAAGAGACTGCCCTAACTGTATGATGGCCTTCATGGATAAAACCAAGTTCGATTTTGATGGCACAGAAAATGATGCAGTGATAGAAGGATGCAAGAATAAAGCCAAAGAATTCATATTGCTATTGAACAGGAGTGGGATGTTCAAAGAAATATCAGGAGATATCCCTTATTCTGTTTTCTATGACAAGCTGGATGTTAATGTAACCGGAATAGTTATCCAACTTAAGTTAGAAGAGATAATGGGTACTGTTATTTGCAACAAGAGCGTGAAAGAGATTGTATATGGCAGCAGAAACTAAAGCCGGAACCCTAAGGATAATAGGTGAAGAGCTGGAAGCGTTACGCAAGCGAATTATAGCCAACCATGAAGCAGCCGGACAAGTAGCCAGTGGAAGGACAAAGGGCAGTCTGAAAGTAGAAATGTCGGAGGACGGAGGCGTTTTGTGGGGCAGGCAGGCATTCGCAGTACTAGAAACCGGACGTGGGCCAGGGAAAGTTCCGAAAGGATTTTACAAGATTATCCGCCAATGGGTGGAAGATAAGGGTATACAAGTAAAGAAGCCCGATTCCTTCGCCTACCTTGTCGCTAGAAAGATAGCCAAGGAAGGAACGGAACTATACCGAAACAGAAAACATGAGGAAATCTATTCCCGTGATCTAGAAAATACCGTGGACAATATAGCTAGCAGGGTATCGGCTATATATGAAACAGAAGTTGAACATATAAATCTGAATTTCGACAATGAGAACACATACGATAGATAATACAACAATTGAATATCCTGACCAAATAGGATTCTGCTTTAATCCTGTGATAATAAATATCCTTGGCGGAAACTATCAATCTGTTACTGCAACGGTAACGGACACCACCACAGCCACATCAGACAGAGAGAACAGAGCGACGTTCGGTGGTTCCTGCTTCTTTGACCTATCATTCTATACGCAGAGCTATTTTGACGAATACAGAGAAGTCGATTACAAGTCAACTCACGCCGAAGATAGTAAGTTAGGACGTCTGTTTAGCATAGAGCTTGATATGTATAACGAATCAGGAACACTTGAAAACAGCTTCCAGTTCAACGTATTCATATTGTGGGGAGCCAGTAAGGTTGGAGAGCAGTATAATGGAAGCCGAGTGCTGACATGGTTCAAAAACTACCCATTCTCTGTAGGCTTATACTCTGCAACATCAGGGAATGTAAAAGTAACTATAGATGGTTCCGAAAGCTCCCCTATCGCATTATCAGGACAAAATGCATGGAATATCATTCTTGCTGGAATAGATGCTTCAGACAGGGTGGAATTTTATCTACCTGGAAGTAATACGGCAGCATCTGTTTTTGACCACACCTTTGATTTCACCTTCCGAGGGCTGCTCAATATGGCCACAAAGATCACTTGTAAGGTTGACAATTCAGACTGTGGAATATACTTGAGATGGATCAACCGCCATGGAATGTGGTGTTACTGGCTATTCATGCAAGGAAACGAGACTTCGCAGGTATCCAATGACGGAGAGTTCATCAGAAACAATATGCAGGATTACAGTTACAAGAACGGATACCATGGAGGTAGCGGACGAAAGCAAAGGAAAATGGAAGAAACGACACTTCCCGTATGCGCTCCATTAATAGACAGCATAACTTATGACTTCCTTTACCAAATGGCCACATCTCCTGTTGTTGATATGTTCATGGGCTATGATGATAACGGTAACGCCAGATGGATGGCCGTAAATGTGTCTGTGGGAAATTTCGTCAAACAGCGGGTATCACTGCAAGACTTTGAAGCGAACATTATATTACCTGAAACTAACGTGCAGAGCTTATGAGAAATGAATTATTATATGTCGGTGCCAACAACAAATTAGTAGATATGGATGACAGCACCAATATCACATTAAAATACAAGAATAATATATTCACCGATATAGGCAAAATTGTAAGTAACACAAGCTACACTATTAAACTTCCAAACACAGTGAGGAATCAGTCTGCATTTCTTCACGCAGACCTGCCATCCTGCCAATATTCCGTTGCTTCATTTTACCTTGACGCTAGATACATAAGAAACGGAGTAGAAATTATCAAAGGGGCAAAAATATACTTGATAGGCACGTCTGATGTGTTTGAAACCGCATTAATATGGGGAAACGCAACACAATTTTCAAGTATTGCCAATGAAGAAAAAAAACTGCAAGATTTAAAAGAACGTTGGCATTATGAAAGCCAAGGGAATGATCCATTTCCTGATTATTACATCGAATGGAATAGCGGAAAGAACGTAAGCCAATATGATAGTCATGGAGATTTCTTTTTCCCAAAAGTAAATTACAATATACGTTCAGCCGATAAAGACTTACCCTATCATCCGGCAGTTAAAGCAACATGGATTTTAGAACATATATCACTTGATAATGATGTGATATTCATTTTTCCAAGTGAACAGCAAGCAGTCTTGAACAAGCTGTTTATCCCATTGCTGACAAGAAATGACGGGTTGGAATTCTCTCAAAAGAATGAACTGTGGTTGAATGCAAAATATTACCTTAACCAAGGAACCGGGCCTATTGAACTTTACTTCGAAAACAAAGAATATTCATCATATTATGGAACGGTAAATAAAAGCTCGCTAAGCGAAGGCACATTCATTAGTGGAATAAAGACAAAAGGAAACTCCATAAAGCTCAATGCTTCAGGCAAAGTATCAATACATACTTTAACTTCTTTCTATCCCAGCAATGCAGCCATGATAGCTTATTATATTGAGAACGGAGAGAACAATGAAATATTCAACATAGGATATACGGATATAATAAGCAATGGAGGAAACTCTTACAATATTACGTTTGAGTTCGAAGGTGTAGAGTCTGACTCAGTAAACAAAGGTACAGATATCCGGTTTGGATTCACAAATATCGGATTTATTGCAGACGTATCAAACGGTGTAGATGGAATCATAAATCTAAGAATGGAAAACAGCCTTGTATCGCCCAAGCAACCAGACGAAAGTATTCTTAACGGGAATGGTCATTACCCCATTATACCAAATTTGCCAGATATGACACAGCTTGATTTTATTAAAGCAATATCTACCATGCTAGGCGTATTTGCATATCCTATTGAAGGCACGAACATTATAAGATTTATGTCTGTCGATGATATCATAAAGAAAAAAGAACAAGCGTACAATTGGACTAGACGGGTAATAGCATCGTATATGGCCAACAAGCCTAAAGAAATGAAATTCACTATCGATGGCTTTGCACAAAGAAATATACTTAAATACAAAGACGATGATACGGTAAAAGGCAACTACAGTGGAGAAATTACTTGCTTGATCAGCTCATTAGAGAAGTCTAGAGAAATGGCAGAGTTGAAATTTGCAGGATGCGACATGAGAGGAATTACAGCATTCATACGATTGTACAAATATGACGGAGAGGGAAAGGCTGAACTGCAAAAAGTTCAACCAAGAATACTTCTCGAGGAAAACAATGGAGGTCTATCAAATGGAACCTTCACACAATTGTCGTTCACAGATATCATAAAAAGATTCTACACAAGCTTTCAAAATGCAGTGTATACCCCCAAAATCATTAAAGAAAAAATAGAAATAACAGAAAAAGACTTGAGAGACTTAGATATGACCACTCCAGCATATCTGGCCCAATATGGGAAATATTATGCAATTCTATCCGTTACAGCAGAAAATACAGGAATAGCAAATGTTGAATTATTACAATTAGACATCTAAAATTATGGCAGACAAAGTAGAAAAGATACTTGATATCAAAGTGAATTATAATGAGGCTATCAAAGCTATAGCCGAGTATCAGACAAAAATCGACAAAGCCAAAGAAGCAGAGGCGAAACTGAAGGAACAGTTAAAGGCTGGAGACATAAAAAGGCAGCAGTACAATGAAGAAATGGCGGCATCTAAAGCCTATATCAACGACTGTAATGATTCGATACGTGTTATAACGAAAACAATGCAAAATCAGCTCAAGCAGGAGAAGGCACAAGAAAACAGCCTTGTTTCTCTCCGTGCCAAACTGTCAAACCTAACGGCTGAATACGATGCTTTATCCGAAGCGGAACGTAAAGGTGCTAGCGGCACAGAATTGAAAAACAAGATTAATGAGGTTACTGATGCTCTAAAGGGCGCTGAAGAAGGGACACAGCGGTATTACCGAAATGTTGGCAATTACAAGGAAGCTATAATGGAAGCCGCCAATGCCAATATCCCGTTCGTGCAGCAGATAAATGTAATGGTGACCTCCTTGGGTGGAGTAAGAAATTATTTGTCTGGAGTAAAAACAGAAATGCTTACTGTTTCGACCACCACAACCGGCTGGATTAAAGTTTTGAAACTGTTGAAAGTTGCTCTACTTGGAACTGGTATTGGAGTATTAATTGTAGCTTTAGGATCTTTGGTATCATGGTTCACCAAAACACAGAAGGGCGTGGAAGCAGCCAATAAAATAATGGGGGCTCTGGGTGCCACAGTAAATGTCTTAATAGACCGGGCAGGCAAGTTGGGAAGTGCTTTAGTGAATCTGTTTACCGGGAACTTCAAACAGGCGGGGAATGATGCCAAATCCATATTCGCTGGTATCGGTGATGAAATAGTCAATGAAACCAAACAGGCGTGGAAGCTGGCAGAAGTCTTGAATGAGATAGACAAGAGGGAAGTCATGCTGTCCATGTCACGTGCCGCTAACCGAGCTGAAATTGAGAAGCTGAAAAAAGCTGCTGACGACCAGACCCTGTCCACACAGGAACGTATCAAAGCTGCGGAAAAAGCTGCAGCAATGGAAAAGGAGGACTTAAAAATCCAAACAGACTTAGCGAAAGCAAGAATTGCCAATATGCTCGGATATACTAAAGTAACAAAGGAAGCCCTTAAGACCATTGAGGACATGCAAAAAGGAGCAATTACAGCAGATGAAGCTATTGGAAAAATCGGTATATCGGAAAGCACTATTGATGACCTTAGGAAATTAAGCGAAGAAGTAAACAGATTAAGTGAATTGGAAGAAAGCAGTTACACCCGTCAGACAGAGCAGCAAAACACCCTAAACTCTATCCGCCAGGAAGGTGCAGACAAAGCAAAGGAAGCAAAGCAAACAGAACTGGAAGCAGTAAGGGCAGCAGAAGATGCTATGCTTGCCTTAGTGAAAGACAAGAGAGAACAAGCACGGAAAGAGATTGAATTGAACTATTCCCGGCAGATTGAGGATTTGCAAATCAGTTTAAAGCAAGAAGAGAACCTTACCGCCAAGGCTCGTGAAGCCATCAACGCCAAAATAAAGGCTTTGGAACAACAAAAATCTATGGAGCTTAGCAAGTTGTCCGATGAGGAGCTGAAAAAAGAACTGGAGAACCGTTTAAAAATGATATCCCTGCAATTGGAATCGGTCAAGGAAGGCAGCGAGCAGGAGTATCAGTTAAAGATACAACAATTACAGGCACAATACGAGGCGGAACTCTCCAGCACAGAACAGACCGAAAAAATGAAACTTGCCATCAAAACTAAATATAACACTCAAATGGATGAACTTATAGCCGCCCATGAGCAGGATATTATCAACAAGCAACAGGAAGCCATGCGCATACGCTTTGAAACGGAAATCGCACAAGCATATGATAACGAAGAGGAAATTCTTCGTATAAGGATGGAACAAAAGAAAGCCGAGCTCGATAGCCTGCAGCAAATGGAAGGTGAAAGTATAGAAGCATTTAATCTTCGCAAGCTGGAAGCACAGAATGCTTATCTGGAATCCAAAAAAGAACTGAGCGATAAGGAGATTGAAATAGAACAAGCTAAATATGAAGCAATGGAACAGGTGACAAATGGCCTTGTAGCTCTCACAGAACAAATTGGGGAGTCTGACAGAGGATTTGCTATGGCAAGCAAAATGTTGGCTTTGGCAGAGATCGCCATCAATTCAGGTAAGGCGATCGCAAAAATGGTATCCGCTGAATCAGGGAAAGGTATTCTTGGTATAGCTACAATGGCATCAGGTATTGCAACAATCCTTTCTAACATTGCAAATGCTGTTAAGATAGTAAAAAGTGCTAAATTTGCAGAAGGTGGTTTGGTTACAGGACCGGGGACAGGAACGAGCGACAGTATTCCGGCACAGTTGTCGAATGGAGAATCCGTTATAACCGCCAAAGCTACGTCCATGTTCGCCCCTATCCTATCATCCTTCAATATGATGGGTGGAGGTGTACCTATTAATGTAACAGCAACGAATAATCAAACTTTAGGCGAAGATATGCTGGCCAGAGCAGTCGCCAAAGGAATGATGATGGCTCCTGCCCCTGTCGTTTCTGTAGAAGAGTTTACTTCAGTTGCGAATAGAATTAAATACATAGAAGAAAGCGGTAGTTTATGAAAGCATACGAACTATTATATATAAACAGGAACACTCTTAGGATAATGTCTGAAATGTCATTAGATGCATCAGATATTAAATACCTAGAAATGTATAAAGACTACACCCGTCTTACGGCTGAAGGTCATAAAAAGGCATATATCATGCAGTACCTGGCAGATGAATACAGCATTTCAGAAAGGACCATCTATAGAGTCATTGACAGGTTGTCCGTTGACGTTTCAATTCAATAAGGGGGAAGATTATTCTTCCCCTTATTTTTTTACTGACAAAGCGTGTCAGTGCTATTGTGTTCTGAAATTCTTATAGCCATATACCGTTTTTTACCTTTGCTTCAAAATAGATTATATATGGCGAAATTATACATCAACAAAGATATTGTTGCGGATAAAGACAAAATGGAAAATTGGTATCTAACTGGTGAAGAGGGATTGTCTTTTCCCGATATTCAAAATTTCCTATCTTGGATAGATCCGAATGACCACGTTATTGATATTGAGATACATTCATGCGGTGGTGATGCCGTTGAAGGGTATGCCATTTATGACGCCTTACGTGCTTCAGGAAAGCAAATCAGCTGTACTGCAGTAGGACGATGTGCATCCATGGCAACCGTGATATTATTGGCCGCTGCAAAAGAAAGACGTTTTGCTTATCCACATGCAAAGTTTCTTATTCACAAGCCTTATATGGCTTCATACGATGGAGACCTTGATCTTGAAACCCTAGAATCAATAAAATCAAACTTGGAGAGTGAAAAAAACAAGATGCTAGCTTTGTATGTAGAACGCACAGGATCGGAAGCCTCAGTTATCGAAGCCCAAATGAATAAAGCCGGTTGGTTTGGTGGTGAAACAGCCAAACAATTAGGTTTTATCACGACCGTTCTTATGCCTACAACTGCCAAAGGGAGAACTTACACATTTAATAACAAAAAAATGAACAAAGAAAAAGAAGTAACAGTGAAGCAGACTATCATAGACAGGCTGCTGGCCAAATGCGGCTATCAAAAAATTGAAGACGTACAGGTCGTATCTATGGAATTGACAAATGCCGAAGGTAACACGCTTACCGTGGAAAGAGATGAAGGTGAACCCCAAGTAGGAGATACAGCAAGTCCCGATGGCGAACATGTCATGCCTGACGGAAAGACTATCATTGTGACAGATGGCGTTATTACAGAAATTAAAGATCCTGATGAATTGGAAGAGGATGAAGTGAAAGCTTTAAAAGCCCGTATAGAAGAGTTGGAAACTGAGAATGCTTCTCTAAAGACGAATGCCCGTACCATTGAGGACAACAAGATTCTGAACGCAGTCCGTATGGCCGGGGGCGAAAACTGGCTGGCAAAACATTGTAGTACTTATAAAGTGTCAGCTCGTACCCAAACGTTCAACAAGGGTATAAAAGGAGTAGAAGAAAATGAAACGCCTATTCAGAGAAAACTTCGTGAAGAAAGAGAAAAAAGAAACAACAAGTAATAAAAGGAGGGGAAATGCCTATTTTAGATTTTGACAAACTTACACCTGATAATCAGGCTGTAAAAGACTTGAAAGACCTTATTCAGTTAACAGTCTTTCAAAACGAGGACATGGAGCGTTTTATGACGTTTATGCCCAATGTGACTAACGGTAAAAAAGCAGGTTTTATCGGTGAAATGGAAGATATCGGAGTAGCCGGCTCCGGATGCGACCCTGAATATAAAAAAGTGGCTATCGCTGCCGCCCAAAAGGAATGGGAAATCGGGGATTGGCAAATTCCTTTGGAAATGTGCTATACAGACTTGGAAAACACCATTGCCAAGTACTGCCTTAAAACGGGAACAAATATAGGAGACCTGACATCGACCGAATATATGGACGGTATTGTACTGCCGAAGCTGTCTGAAGCTATGATGAAAATGATGTGGCGTTTTACATGGTTTGGAGATAAATCAGCAGCGTCTGTCACTGGAGGTGGTCAAATCACTGACGGAGTAAACATCGAACTATTTAAAACATGTGACGGTTTTTTCAAACGTCTGTTTGCCATCTGTACCAACAATGCCGAACAGCACACTGAAATTGCAGCCAACGCAGAAGAATCATATGCATTACAAAAATCAAAGATGAAAGAAACAGGCATTGCCACATCAATATTCGATGCGATGTTGCAAGATGCCGACAGCCGGATTTTCCAAAAAGACGGATGCGCAATTTTCGCCACCAAGTCAATGTGCGATGCTCTGACTCACGATATGAAAGAAAAGTACAAGGTAATCATGCCCTGGGAAGTTGTATTTGACGGTGTAGAGGTCAGCAAATACGATGGAACAACCATCGTTAAATGTTCCATTTGGGATAGATTTATTCAAGCCTATCAGAACAACAAAACCAAACTTAACTTACCGCATCGTGCTGTTTTATGTTCTCCTGAGAACTTGATGTATGGATGTGAGGGCACCGAACCGATGTCGGACTTGGATATCTGGTTTGATAAGAAAGCCCGCAAGAACTACATTTATTCAACAGGAAAATTAGGTTCCATGATTGGCGAAGATGAGTTGGTACAGGTAGCATACTAACGAAAAAGAGCAAATATGGCAATATGTGATATAACAATCAAAAAGGACATCGCACCATCGTGCGATGATCCTATCGTTCCCGGGCTGGAACAGGAAGGTGTGATAATGAATCGCGCAGACGTGGATTTCGGTGCGGTTACATTCAACGCAACCCGTAAGAATGTGATCGAAACTCTTGCACTGAAAACAGGTAAAAAAGGTTACAAGGTACAGGTATTCGGTGCAACCCCCTTTACTGGTACCAATACAACCTTGGCAACAGGAACCTATCGTAACACGTTTACTAACACAGTGAACATGGTTGTATTAGCAAATGACCCCGATGTATGCAATGACATTATTGACGGGCTTGCTAACGGTGATTTTGTCGTTGTATTGGAAAATAAAGCCAAAGGGTTAAATAAAACCGAAAATCCGGGAGATTCAGCTTTCCAGGTTTACGGTTACTACCAAGGTTTGAAAGCCGCAGAGATCGGCAATGACAAGTATTCCGAAGAAACGGAAGGGGGATGGAATATCTCTTTGCAAGAAACCAAGGTTCCCAAATCAGCATTATTCTTGTACAAAACATCTTACGATGCGACAAAAACGCTTGTTGAAACACTGACAAAACCAACTGAATGATTATGGAGTTAGAAGAAGTGGTTGATAAATTAAAGGAGCTAGGAGAACTTCCCTCCTACTCCTCTTCTGATAAATCGGAGATAGAAAGATTGTACAAGGAAGTATTAGGAAAAGAATTCACCAAGACATCGTGTAACGACTGCTATCGCGATGCTGTAATCGAAATGACTGTTTACATCAAAAAGAATAACCGTATGAAAGAAAAATGTAATTACATATTAAAGAATGGTGTCCTGCTTCAACCGGAGTTCGGAAGCAATAAAATGTACACTAATGACAACCTCACTGATGAAGTTGCTGAAAAGTACCTTGCCAAAAATCCGAAAGGTGAAATTTATTTCGCCCATGTACCTACGGACTGGAAAGAACGTGTTAACAAATGTGGATACAATCAAAGCCTGCTTGATTCAATGGTAGAATCATTACAAGACGGAGTTTCTGAAGAATCCGTGGCTGACACGTTGAAAGATTTCCAAATCAACGGCAAGAAAATCAGTAAAAAAGTTCTGAATCTGCATCTAAGCAAGGCCATTGAAATTGTGAACGCAATGAATGGAGAAGGCGAAGATAAAGTTGAATAAAAGAAATAAAGGACGAACGTAAACCTCGCGAATATGAGAGTAAGAGATCTAAAAAAGAAAAGCAGTAACCGCATTGATACAAGCTATTTACAAAATCTAGGAATTCAAGCCTACGGACAGGACAACCTATATCCGCAGACATTAAAGAATATCATTGCTGCAAGCTCTACTGCATCTGAATGCTCAGACCGTTTCGCTGACTTCATTGAAGGAAACGGATTCCGTGAGGTTGCTTTTTCCAAATATGTAGTCAATCGAAAAGGTGACACATTGGATGATGTGCACATGTTACTATGTAAAGACATGTCCGAACTCAATGGAATAGCAATCCATGTTAACTACAATGTTTTCTGTGAGATAGTGGAGATGCAGCACGTACCATTTGAAAATTGCCGTCTGACAGAAGAAGATGAAAACGGTTATGTGGCAAAAATAGCAGTACATCCAGACTGGAGCGGAAAGAAGACACGTAAAGGGAAAGCTCTGCAGGTCAAGAAAGAAAACATCGACTATATAGATGTTTTTAACCCTCAAAAAGATGTTATACTGGCTCAAATAGAAGCAGCCGGAGGCATTGAATACTACAAAGGTCAAATCCTATGGGTGTCAATGGCCGGGAAAAATACTTATCCAGTCGGAAAAGGTGACCGGGTAGCTACAGAGATGAGTACCGATGAAGGTCTGTCCAATGTCAAGTACAGAAATGTACGAAATAATTTCTTCCCTGGCGCTATGATATTCACCAAAAAGGGATCGAACATAACCTTTGACGAAGAAGGCAACGAAGTGAAAGATACAGACGATGATGACAGTTTCTCAAATACACTCATCCAGTTGCAAGGTGATACGAATGCAGCAAAGATCATGGAAGTTACTTTAGAAAACGATGAGGAAAAGCCTGAAATAGTAAATATGAACTCACAAAATTACGACAAAGAATTTACCGTTACTGACGCAAGTGTGGTTGAACGTATTTATTCAGCTTATGGCCAAGAGCCATGGTATTGCATCCGTATTGGTAAAGTCGGATTCTCAGGCGATATTTTGGAAGATGCTTTCGAGTATTACAATTCTATCGTAAGCAAGCAACAGCGCTTAATAGAGCGTACCTTTAGCCGTATATTCAGCTATTGGTATGAGGTAGTCAACCCCTCTAATGATTATAGTGTTGAACCATTAAAGTATGTACGAAATGCAGCAGTATCTAATAACAACAGATGAGGTATCGGCTTTGTCTCGCGGAATGTCTGTACATCTCGATCCTGACAAGATAGAAACCTACATCCGTGAGTCGGAGAATATCTACATCAAATCAGCGTTGGGAGACGAACTGTTCCTTGACGTGAAAAAAAATCCTGAAAAATACCAGCTACTGCTTGACGGAGGTACTTATGAAACTAAATGTAAAAAGAAGATAATCATCACTGGACTTCGCGTAGCTTTGGCTTATTATACCTATGCCTGTATTGTCAAAAATGGAGATGGAAATGTATCCCGTTTCGGCTTCGTGAACAAGGAAGGTGAATATAGCAGTCATACAGTATTCAAGGAAAAGATGATGGTGTATAGCGATGCATGTAGTATAGCTGACCGCTACCTGAAAGAATGCGTGCTTTACCTAAAAGAATGCGGTATGCCACTTTATAACGGTGAAGGGAAATTAAAATCTAATAGAACTGTTTTTCGTGTAATAGGAGAATGAGCGATTCTGTTGACATATTAAAGAAACTGGCTCTTCAAGTAAGAAACGCATCTGTAGAAGGAGAGAATACAGCTGAAAGAATTGGGCGCATATTTATCGGGATTCTAGAAAACATGGATAATTCTGATATAGAAAAGCTCACCAAATACTTTTTACGCAAAGATAAAGAAGACACTGCCAATGAGCTGATCACGTTCCTGAAAGGTTTTTTGGTTGGTAAGAATGGTAGTGGAATTACTGTATTGGAAGATGGTACCTCTCAAGCCGTTGTTGACCGGCTTTATGTGAAGATTAAGGCTGTCTTTGATGAACTTGAAGTGAAAAAGAAAACGCATGTTGGTGGTGAACAGATCATATCTCCGGCCGGAATGAAGTGTGTCAGGGTGGAGGAACTTGATGAGAGCTACCACTGTTTCTTTTTGTCGGAAGTCGATGGAGTGACAATCAATAACGAATTTACAGTCGGTACATTAGCATTAGCCCAAGAATTTAACATTAAAGAAGGAACATCTCACAATGTATCCAACCGCTACTACTGGCGCGAGGTGACAGGTGTAGGAACTGACTATATTGACTTGAACAAAACTAAT